TCATATTTAGGACATCCTTTTAAATCACCCATTTCATAAACCTTATCAATAAAATCTAATTCTAATTTCAAAGATAATTTAGCAGCCTTTTCAATATCTGCTTTTAATTCAGGAGTATTGAATTCTGGGTGTTCTTGCATTAATGTTCTAAATAACCAACATCCCGCTTCTGAATGTAATGATTCGTCTCTGATACTCCACTCTACAATCTGGCCTACTCCTTTAAGTTTGTTATCTAATTTAAATGATAATAAAACGGCAAATGAAGAAAATAAATTTACACCTTCTGTAAATGCTGAAAATATAGCTAATGATTTAGCTCTTTCATGCCAATTAGGAGTACCATCATGAGAATCTCTTACAGTAGTTAAAGCTTCAATTTTTGCCATTGTTGCTTCATCTTCTAAAAATTCTGCAAAGTTATCTAATCCCAATTCTTCATTTAATAAGGAATAAGCTTCGGCATGAATCGTTTCAAAAGCACCAAATGTAACAGCCATCTTAATTATTTCAGGTTTTCTAAACCAACTTGTTACTAATGTAGTCCAATAATCATTTACTACAGTTTCAGTTTGAGCAAACCCCTTTAAAATAGTACCAATAATATTCTTTTCAGATTCAGTTAAATTTTGTTTCCAATCATTAACATCAGACATCATAGGTACTTCTGTATGTAGCCAGTGTGCTTGTTGTTGTTTTAACCAATAATCGGATGCTTGTTGATATTCAAAAGGTTTGTAAACAATTCTTTCCTGTAATAGTGAGGTTTTTGCCATTTTTAATTTTTAATTTGTTAAATATTATTTTTCTAATTCGAAGAACTTTTTACGAAGCAACTGTTTATCAAAAGTATCAACATCAGTGTCAAACTTATTGGAACGATTATTTGAAACCATGGTCTCTTCTTCATCTCCTTCAAAATACTCACTTTTTACCGTAAAGTGGCCAGTTGAAGTGTCTGCTTCGATACCAAAGGTTATACCATCCATTCCATACCTGTTTTTCATTAAGTGAAATCTACCTGTGTTGTTTACTTTATCTTCTTTTTTACGTGAAAGAGACATACAAAAATCAGTTATCATAATTTTATCATATGATCCTGCTGCCTTATCACCTTGGATAACTTTATCCTGAGCGCCTGCACGATTAACTTGGGAAACTGACCAAATTGGAATATTGAGTTGTCGAGCTAATCCTTTAGTGCTAGTATAAATATCGTCAATTTCATCCTTACGTTCACGATTTTTCTTTCTTGATGAAAGTAAATCTACATAATCAATAATTACTAAATCAGGTTTAAGCCCCATACTTGTTGCTTTTGCAATGTGAGATTCAATAGTTGAGACTGTTGCCTTTCCTGTTGGGTATTCTTTAATAATTAATTTACCTGGTAATTGGGGAATGATCTCTTCAATTTTATCTCTATGGGAATCTACTTTATTAACTGGGATTTTAGTGAAGAAAGCGTCATATCGTTTACCAACATAATCCTCACCTAATTCTAGAGTGTAATGAAGAACGTTATATCCTAATCTTACAGCATGACCCCCTAAAGCAACTAAAGACCAAGATTTACCACCTCCTGGGTTACCAAATATAAGACCAAAGTCTCCGTTTCCAAGTCCACCTTGTAATAATTCATTAATTTTATTCCAAGGGGTTGGAACAGTTTCTCTTGAATTTTCTCTATACCTAGATTCAATGTCTTTAACATATTCATGTCCTAAATTTTTATCTTGTCCTGCTTTTAAAGCATTATCAACAATAAAACGAATACCATCAAAATCGCCTGCTTTCAATAAGTCCACAGACGACATTAAGGCCTTTTTCAATTGTTGGTTCTTACAAAAATTTGTAAATTCTTCTTGTACGTATTCTAAATCTTCGTCTGAAGTTACATATGCTTGTTTAAGCTGTTCTTTAATTGATATTTGTAATACTTCATTATCTACTTTTTGTAATTCTACTTTTAATATATCTAATGAAGGTGTTGTGTGGTACTTATCAAAATATTTAAGTACTTCTTTAATAGCCCATTTAATAGCAGGATTTTCAAAATATTCATCTGACATAATATCATGAATATTAATTAAAAATTCTTTATGGGTTAAAAGAGATGAGAGAACTTTAATTTGAAAGTCATGTCCGTATTGATTTATGCTTTGTAATGTCATTTATAACCTTTTTATCTTAAATTATTTATAAGTTGGAAGTAAAGCAAATATATCTTTTAACCAGCTTTCTAAATTTCTAATCATTCCTCCTAATTTATCTTCATTGTAAAACTGGATAAACATTTCAGGATTAAAATCAGGAAAATCTTCTACTATTAAATTATCTATATGTTCTTTACCTCTATCATCAATCATTGGTACGCTCAAATCCATAACTTTATAATTAGTTTCAATTCGAGCTTGCTCCTGCACTATACGTGAATATACGACATGGTCCTTAAATTTCCTAGCAGATATATCGAAAATATCTTGAAGTGTTAATTCTTCTGTTTTTAATTCAGGGAACTTTTTAAATATTCCTTTTGCACCTAATCCCTTAATACCTTGAATATTATCCGAACTATCTCCTAATAATGTTTTATGTAAAATAAAATTAGAAGGTTTTAATCCAAATTTTTCTTCTACAACTTTTGGAGTGTAATATTCTTTCTCCATTGGCCTGTACACAATAATCTTATCAGTTACTAGTTGGAGGAAATCCTTATCACTAGATACAATAAAACAAGTAGAATCATGTTTTTCAACTAATTTTTCAGCTAACACTGCTATAATATCATCCGCTTCTACTTTATCTAATATAGTAGTTTTTACAGGTAATAGTTTAAGGTACTGGATTATTCGTACAATTTGGTCAATCTTTGAATCATGTTCTTCTTCAATATTATCAAATGCTTCCCAATTTGTAACTCTTTGTAAATTTCTTGTTCCCTTGTATTCGGAGAGCAAGTTCTTACGATTTACCGTTGAACCCGCTCCATCGAATACTACATAAACAGAAGTTGGATTTGTTTGTCTAATCATGGCACCTAAAGAACGGAAGAACCCACCTAATCCACCAATGTGAACCCCATCAGGATTAACCATATTCATCATAGCAAAGTTTCTAAAAAATAGATTTAAGCCATCTAAAATTAATACTCTATCATGTTTTTTTAATACAGTCTCTTCCTGGTCCTCCTGGATATTGTCCAGGAGGTTAAATAATTCTTTATGTTTCATGTTTTGTTTTCTATAAGTCCTCTACATCGTAAAGAATGGGTGTAGTATCTTCTTGATCTTCTACAATTTTGAATTGTCCTCCTCCTAAGATTTTAGACCATTCATCAGCATGAGCTTTTTTATACTCATTTTTATCCTTGTCAGTATCTTCAATAAAACCGTGGTTTGTCATAACAATTTTACCTCTTGATTGCATACCATTAACGTGGTTTTTATCAATTTGTAAGTTTGTCCTTTTACCCCATTCTACTTGCATACCACCTTTAATTGCTTTAATCTTAGATGTTCCAGCGTTTGAAATGTTTCCAAATGTAACTACAAATGTTGCATCATACCACATTGCCATACCACCTTTATTCATCATCTTTGGTTGACCCATAGGTGATTCTGCTTTAGCAGTCCAAACTTTATTAACCGCAATTAATGTGTTAGTATATGGTGATGATTCTTTACGAGACATTACAATACTTTGGTTAACTGTGTTACCAAATTGAGTAGACATTGCTCCTGCATTCCATTCATTGTTATTCTTCAATTTTTCAACTGACATTGCACAAGGGATAGATCCAATTGAATCCCAGAAAAAGGCTAAATCATAAGGTAAATTACCTTTTTTCTGCTCATTCTGTAAATCCATAATAAAGGCTGCTACATCTTCAATAGTATGTAAAGTTTCTCTATCAACATAGATAAAATTACCTTCATAATCTACAACATTATCTTCATCATCCTTAATTAAGTTAACTTGTAGACCCATCTGAGCGGCATGTTCCCAGTTCCATTTCATCTCTGTAATGATGAATACAGGGAGTATTCCCATATTTTGGGCTGATACTGCGGCTTCAAGTAAAGCAGTAGTTTTACCTGTATCGGAATGTCCTCTAAGTATTGAGATATGTCCCATTGGCATACCAGGTACTCCAGCAACTTTTTGAAAAGCAGGGGATAAAGGTATCCACTGTTGGTCCTTAAATTTGACGTTTTTATTTAAACCTTTAGATGATTTAAACTTATTAAGATCAAATTTGCTCTTAATCTCGGCAGACACTGCTGCCGAGAGAGACTTTGATACTTTTTTTGCCATATTTAGAAAGGAAGATCATCACCGTTGTTAGTACTATCTTTACTATCAAATAAAGAATCAAATTGATCCACTTTACTTTGTTTAGCTTTAGTAGTATCTAAACTAAAATTAGAAGCAGGAGTTGGTGATGCTGCTGCTGGAGTTGGGAATGAATTTGGGTTTTCAGCAATTTCTTCCTCATTATCTTCTGGTGATAACCACTTTTCTAGAGCAGATTTCATTTCATCAAATGAATAACGTTTAAATAAACCATCTGTAGGGTTTGGTTGCTCGCTTGTCCATTTTTCTACTAATGATGAATCTTCACTTAATGGTGATGTTTTTAAACGAACACGTACTGATGATTTATTATAAGGGGTTCCAGTTGATATGTTTTTAAACGAACACGTACTGATGATTTATTATAAGGGGTTCCAGTTGATTCTGGTCCTACTGTCTCTACTGTAATATCTCTACCGTTTACAATATCAGTATAATCTCCAATTTCATCATCTACTGCAAGTGCAAGTAATTCTTCATATACTGTTTTCCCAAATTGCCATAATCTAACACCTTTATCTTCTTCTCCACGTACTACAACGGGAACAAAAGTACGGTTTTTAGCATCTAGCTTTTTAGCAAGTACATAATTTTCTTTGTTATACTCACCTTCGCGTAATTTATTAGCGAATAGAGCAATAGGGTCTTTATCACCAAAATTTGTAGGTGAAATCATAACCTTATTAGTAATACCATAATAGAATTTTAATTCTGTAAATGGGTTAGATGAATTGAACGCTGATGGTACAATTCTAATTTGTTGTTTACCTACTGTAGGTCTCCAAAAAATGGTTGTGTAATCGGTTTTTTGACCACCCTGTGGTTTTGATTGGAGGGTATCCAATTTTTGCTTTAGTGCATTTAAATCCATAATGTAACTTTTATTTATTTATAACTTTATTTATGTAACTGTAATATACGAACTGCAATTTGGGTCTCCAAACTATAGTTCAATAATTTTGTAAATTTTTGTATTGAGTTGGTTTAACTCATTATGTTGGGTAAGTAAAATACAATTTCTATAATGTTGCCAATCTACTCTGTATTTAGTATCTACTACACCACCGTTAAGTTTTTTAATTAACCCATTTAAAGCATTGATAGTGTAAAGAGTATTAGATTCTTTTTTTCTATGTACTAAAATAGTATTTTCTGGTATAGAGTTTACATTAGCTTGTTCTACATTGTATGTAACTACATATTCATTTTTTCCAATAATCTCTAAAACAAAGAGCTTATTATAAATGATATCGTATTGTGATTTTATATTTTCAATTAGTACATCAAGACCATCTAGGTCTGTAAATGTACAGAATAATTTATTATTCAAGTCGCTTAAATTTATTTCTGTTATAACATCGTAATTCGTGTTATACGTATTAAGCGTTTTCTCCAAAGTTGTAATCATAA